GGTAGAAAGTCTACGATTCTAACTGGACCTTTAGGAGATGTCAGCGATGCTGAGATAGAAAAGAAAACTTTATTAGGATCATAACATGGGAATTAGAAACATAATTAAAATAGCAAAAGAAATAATCAAACCAAAAAAAACCAAAGTAAAAATTAAAAAAGAAGAACCTGTAATTTTAAAAGCAGAAGAAGTAATTAAAAAACCTGAAGTAGAGCAAGTAAGAGTTACAGAAACTAAATCTACCTTAACTAGAGAGACTAATTAACATGGGAGCAGTAGCGGCAATAACAAAGTCAGTAATGGCAAAACCAAAACCAAAGCCAGCTCCAGTAGTAGCAAAACCAATAGCTACTACTATAGCTCCAACCGCAGCAGAAGTTTCTCAAAGCACAGCAACCGATGCAGATGGATATTCATCCAGTGTTAAAACAAAACGAAAAGGAAGATCAGCAACTATTCTAACTAGCTCAGCAGGAGTAGAGGGAGATGCTACACTAGGTAAGAAAAGTCTATTAGGATCATAATGGCAAAAACAGATTTAAGTAAAAGTTTATTAGCACGATTTGACAAACTACAAGGTCAAAGGCAAAACTGGGAAACACACTGGCAAGAAGTTGCAGATTATATGCAACCAAGAAAAGCTGATGTAACTAAAACCAGAGCCAGAGGAGATAAAAGAAATGAGATGATTTTTGATTCGTCTCCTATTCAAGCAGTAGAATTACTAGCAGCTTCTCTACATGGTATGTTGACTAACCCTTCTACCCCTTGGTTTACCTTACGATTTAAAGAAGAGGATATGGATAACGAAGAAGAAGCAAAACTTTGGTTAGAGTCTGCAACCGAAACAATGTACACTGCGTTTAATCGTTCTAACTTCCAACAAGAAATTTTTGAATTATACCACGATCTAATTACCTTTGGTACAGCAGCAATGTTTATTGAAGAAGATGATGATGATTTAATTAAATTCTCAACTAGACATATTAACGAAGTGTTTATTGCTGAGAACGATAAGGGAAGAGTAGATACAGTATACAGAAGATTTAAACTTTCTGCTAGAGGTGCGGTGCAAAAATTTGGAGATAAAGTTTCTCCAGACATTATGGCAATGTCAAAAAAAGATCCTTACCAAGAAGTAGAATTAATCCACGCACTTTATCCAAGATCTGATTTTAATCCTAAGAAAAAAGATAAAGCTAATATGCCATTTGAATCTGTTTATGTAGAATATAAAAATGGAAACGAATTATCTGTTTCTGGATTTAAAGAATTTCCTTTTGTAGTACCTCGTTACTTAAAAGCATCCAATGAAATCTACGGAAGATCTCCTGCGATGACTGCTTTGCCTGATGTAAAGATGTTAAATGAAATGTCTAAGACCACTATTAAAGCAGCACAAAAACAAGTTGATCCTCCTTTGTTAGTGCCTGACGATGGTTTCTTATTACCAGTTAGAACTGTACCTGGCGGATTAAATTTTTATAGATCAGGAACAAGAGATAGAATTGAACCTTTAAACATTGGTGCAAACAATCCATTAGGATTAAACATGGAAGAGCAAAGAAGAGATGCTATTCGTGCTGTGTTTTATGTAAACCAACTTATGATGCAGAATGGTCCTCAAATGACAGCAACAGAAGTCATCCAAAGGAACGAAGAGAAGATGAGATTACTAGGACCTGTTCTTGGTAGACTGCAATCAGAATTGTTAAAACCATTAATTGATAGAGTGTTTGCTATACTGCTCCGTAACAATATGTTGCCAGAAGCACCAGAGTTTTTATCTGGAAGAAATGTAGAAATTGAATATGTATCTCCACTTGCTAAAGCACAAAAATCTTCAGAGCTACAATCTATTATGAGAGCAATAGAAATATTAGGATCATTAGCAAATGTAGCACCAGTATTTGATTATGTTAATTTTGATAACCTAGTAAAACATCTAGCAGACATAGTTGGTATGCCACAAAAATTATTGAAATCACAAAACCAAGTAAACTCTGAAAGACAACAAGCTCAAGAACAAGCTCAACAACAACAACAAATGCAACAGATGCAACAAGTAGCACAAGCAGGAGGAGACATAGCACCATTGGCAAAAGCATTGCCAGAGGAAGCAAAGGCTTTAGTAAACCCAGAAGAGTAATAGAAAGGAAAAAACATGGAAGCAAGTAAACAACTAGAACAATTAATTGGAAAGTTAAAAAAAAATTACGAATTTATATTCAATACAGACGAAGGCAAAGAAGTCTTGTTTGATTTAGAAAAGAGATGCCACTACCACGCTACTACTAATGTTAAAGGAGATAGCCATGAAAGTGCATATATGGAAGGACAACGCAGCGTTCTTTTATTTATAAAATCAATGCTGCAAAATGATAATGAAAAAGGAAAATAATAATGTCAAACGAACAGATAACGCAGGAAACTGTGCCTGTAGAAACAGCGACACCATCTACAGAAACAGTCCAACCAACAGCAACACTTAATACAGTTGCAAAATCAGATACACCTATAACACCCTCTTCTTGGAAAGAGTCTATCAGTGAAGAGTTTAGAAGCGATCCTAGTATAGAGAAATTTACGGAGATTGATGCACTAGCAAAAAGTTACATCAACGCAACTAAAATGATTGGTCAGGACAAGGTAGTTATTCCTAACAACAACTCAACAGACGATCAGTGGAGTGAAGTGTATTCAAAATTAGGTAGACCAGAAACAGCAGATCAATATAAATTAAATGTTAAATCTGATGTAGTTAATTTTGATGAAGGTGCAATTAAATCATTTGCAGAACAATCTCATAAACTAGGTTTGAATAATAAACAAGCTGAAGGTATTTTGGATTTCTATAAAAATAATATGGAAGGTACTGCACAGCAATCAAAGATTGATACAGAGACTGCTCAAGTTCAAGCGGAACAACAGCTAAGACAAGAGTGGGGTAGAGACTTTGAAGGTAAAGTTAAACAAGCTGGTGCATTAGCTAAAGCAAATATTAATCCAGATGTATTAGATATGCAACTACAAGATGGAACAAGGGTAGGAGATCATCCAGAAATTATAAAAGGATTTGCAAAAATTGCTAATATGATGTCTGAGGATAAAATTGTTTCTACAGAAAGCGAAAATGTAGATACTATGAAAGATATTGAATCAGAAATAACTACTTTGACTAATGATACCAATAGTCCTTACTGGAATAAAAATCACCCAGATCACGATAAGGTGGTTCAACAAGTCTATACATTAAGAGAAATGTTAAATGCAGAATAATAATCTAAACGATCAAGAGATTAGATTAGAAATATTGCGGTTGGTTAAGGAAACAGGTTCTGAGAACCAGAAAACAAATCCCTTGCCAACTGCAGATATTTATTATAAATGGGTTAAAGGTAAGACAATTCGCAAGAACCTTACTGACAAGAAGGAATAGACTCTAGTCTAACAGACTTTAAATGCAAGAAATGCCTGTCAATTTTGACGGAGAACCTTTCTGTTTTAATTTTATTAATGACCATGTGGGTTGTTAATATTTAACTTTAATAAATGGAGAGACAAATATGTCATCACAAATAACTACAGCATTTGTTCAGCAGTATTCTGCTAACATTCAAATGCTTTCCCAACAAATGGGATCGTTATTAAGAGACAAAGTCCGAGTTGAATCTGTGGTTGGAAAAAATGCTTTTTTTGACCAAGTTGGTTCAGTAACTGCAGTTTTAAAAACTAGCAGACATTCCGACACTCCGCAAATTGATACACCTCATTCAAGACGAAGAGTATCACTTGCTGATTACGAATATGCTGATCTAATAGACACTCAGGATAAAGTAAGACTCTTAATCGATCCAACATCTTCTTACGCTCAAGCTGCTGCAATGGCAATGGGTAGAGCTATGGATGATGTGATTATTGCTGGTGCAACTGGTACTGCCTTTACAGGTGAAACAGGTGCAACTTCAACTGCTTCTCAAACTGCAATCGCTGCAGGTGGAGCTGGTTTAACAATCGCTAAATTAAGAACTGCTAAGCAGACTTTTGATTTGGCTAGTGTTGATCCTTCAATTCCTAGACACATCGTTGTAGGACCTGAGCAGATTAATAATC